TACCCATCTTCCGTTGCAACCGCCGGATTGATGGGTATCGTGTGCATCATCAAATCACACATCGCCCGGTAGCCTTGCACTTTCTCCTCGTAAGCGCAAGGAGTCCGGGCATGTCAAAGGCCCGGGAGCTACGCGCTCGCCGGGCCTTTGACGTTGATTAGCAGGGGTTTTCGGTCAGGAGTAGTAGACCGAAATTCCTATCAAAATTGCTGCGCAGATCAGTAGGAACAGCATCCAGTCGTCGGTGCTCAACCCGTATGCCTCACCCACAGATCGGCACCCCAGATCAGTGAGGTATCGCCGCTGTCCCAGTGGACCAGCACGAATCCGCTCCGCTCGTACGCCACCGTCCCTCCCTTACTGGGATCGATCCTGAGCACGACTCGGGTTCTCGGTTGCAGCACGCCCTTCAGTCTGCTGCTCTCGGATGTTCCAGCCGCGATTGCGACAGTACGCCTTGATCTGCCTCTCATTCATGTTTCTTATCCATATCGCCATTCCTCCCTCATAGCTCACGACCCGATCCTCTTCGAGAATCACCGTCGTCTCGAAGAAGTCCGAGGATATGTGCAGAGTCCGACGTTTCTTCACCGCTGCTCCTTGTCTGAAACGGGACGCACTCCGGTTGGGAATGAGCACAGCAGCCGGGAGGGGTGAACGCTGCCATGCTCCCGGAGGCGTCCCTGACCGCCCGAGGGCGCGGGCGGCTATGAGTAGCCTACGTGCTGAGCACTTCGCGTGCGTCTGCCGAGTGCCCATCCGAAGGTGGTGATACGCTCCTGAACATGATTTCTCAAGACCTGGAAGGCATGGCCGTTCCCCTTCAGGAACTCGTCACTCATCCCGGCAATCCGCGACGCGGCTCCATCGACATCATCAAGCAGTCCTTGGAGCGCTTCGGTCAGGTGAAGCCCATCGTTGTCCAGCACGACGACGGCATCATCATCGCGGGCAATCACACCTTCCTGGCCGCTGGCGAACTCGGCTGGGAGAAGATCGCGGTGGTCTACGTCGATCTGCCCGAGGAAGAGGCGCTGGCCTACATGCTGATGGACAATCGCAGCGCCGACATGGCGACCTGGGATGACGTCGGTCTGCTGGAGGTGCTGGCCACTCTCAACGCCAAGGACATGCTCGACGCCACCGGCTTTACTCCCGACGACATGGAGGACTTGCAGGCCGCGCTGGATCAGGTCCAGTACACCGAGGAGGAGGAGTTCGAGGGCGACTACACCGAGACCGCCGAAGAGACCGCCGAGCGCTGGAAGGATCGCAACGAGGGAGCCAATCAGGAGATTGTCATGCTGCTCCCCAAGGAGGACTATCGCATCTTCATGGAGGCGGTCGGCCATCTCATGTCGCACTACGAGGAGAGCAGCCAGACCCGCACCATCTTCACCGCCGTCACGGAACGCGCCGCCTCGCTATGACGTACGAATGGCCGCACATCGCAATCCCCTCCTATCGACGTGCGGATACGCTCCAGACCAAGACGCTGACCGTCCTCTCGGAACTGAAGGTGCCTCGGGAGAACATCACCATCTTCGTGGCCTCCCCCGAGGAACTCAATCTCTACCGCAAGAAGCTCGACAAGAGTCACTACGGGGAACTCGTCGTCGCGGAGCCCGGGATGGGCGCGGTCCGTCGCTACATCCAGCAGTACTATCCGCAGGGTGTCGAGATTGTGAACGTCGATGACGACATCTCGGGGTTCTACGTCAAGCGACACGACAAGAAGTACGAGCCCGTGACACCCGAGGAGTTCCAGACGATGGTCCGCCTCGGCTTCTGGACCTGTCGCAAGGCGCAGTGCCGACTGTGGGGTATCTACCCGGTGCTCAATCCGTTGTTCATGAAGAAGCGCGTCAAGGTCGGGCTGACCTACATCGTCGGGGCCTTCTGGGGTTGCATCAACTCCTGGGAGGAGGCGCTGACCGTCACTTTGGATGACAAGGAGGATTTCGAGCGCACCCTGAAGCACTACTTGGCCGATGGAGCCGTCATCCGTCTGGAGGCCTACAGCCTGAAGACGGCCTACTACTCCACGCCCGGAGGGATGCAGATCGATCGAACTCCCGAGCGGGTGGATGCCAGCGCCCGGGAGTTGGTACGACGCTACCCTCTCCTGTGCAAGTTGAACACGGCCAAGAAGAGCGGCAAGACGGAGGTTCGGCTTGTCGATCCCAAGAAGAGAAGAGTGCTGGCATGATCGAGACACGGCTCCGCTCCCGGATATCGCCCCCGGAGTTGGAGCGCAAGCTCGGGAAGGTGTTGACGCCCGCCGATGTCAACATCCTCCTCACCGGCCCCAGCCGCGTGCTCCTCCCGAATGCTCATCCGTTGTGCGTCTACCTGCCGAAAGCCGTACTGGACGAGATGAACGCCATCTGGCCGACGCTGCGCAAGATCAAGATGAGCACCGACAATCGCGGCTACGCCTCGGGCTCCCAGCGCGTCAACGCGGGTGGGAAGAGGACCCGCACCATGCCCGTCTTCTCCGGGATCATGGGAGCCATGGACGCCGGTCCCGGACGCGGCTACTGTCGGCTGACCAATTACACCCGGGAGCATGTGGAGCAGTGGCGACACATGCTCCCCTTCCTCCAGAAGATCGCCGTCGAGTTCCGCAACAGCGTCCCTGATCGCTTCGCCAATCAGCACGCGCACGCGCAGGACACCGAGCGCTCCTGGCTGGTCCCGGGAACGCCCTTCACCACGATCACGATCAACAACTCCTACTCCACCGGCGTCCATACCGACAAGGGTGACCTAGACGCGGGCTTCTCATGCCTGGCCGTGGGACGCTCCGGGGACTACACCGGAGGCTGGCTGTGCTTCCCGGAGTACCGCGTCGGCGTGGACATGCAGCACGGTGATCTGCTCCTGATGGACGCTCATCAGTATCACGGCAACACGCAGATGGTCTGCGCCTGTGGCGAGATTCTGTCCCGAAAGCCTTGTAATCTGTGTGGTGCGGAACGAGTTTCCGTAGTGGCCTATTACCGAACCAAGATGACATCATGTGGCACAATCGAGCAAGAGAATCACAAACGGGTGCTTCAGCTCGAAGGGAGGGCGACTGCCTCATCACCCGCGAGTGGTTCGACAAACGACCCGTCTCGATCAAGGGTCAACTGACGTTATGGGCACCGAAGACGAAGCCCCCCGCTCTGGGGAAATAGCGCGTCAGACTCGTTCCGGCATCATCGAGCGCGCCAAGCGACGCAATCGCGTCCTGGAACTCCGGGCTGCCGGGCTGACCGAGAGCCAGATCGCAGAGCAGTTGGGCATGACGCAGCCCAACGTGTCCCGCTCTATCAACCGGGCGCTGAAGCGCTGGGCGGAGCAGGATGCCGAGAACGTCGAGCAGGTGCGGCAGATGAAGCTCTTCGAACTCGATCAGTTGAAGCGCGCCATCTGGGCACGCGCCCTGAAGGGTGACCTGAACGCCGTCCGGGAGGCGGCCAAGATCATCGGTATGCAGGCGCGCATCGCAGGTGCCGAGAGCCCCGTCAAGATCGAGCGTCACACGCACGTGGAGGTCGGTATCGACGCCGCCGAGATTGAGCGCATGGAGTCGGCGTGGCTGCACTCCGGTGGCGATGTCATCGACGCGGAGGCCAGCGATGATTAGAACCTTCGGCCCACACAAGATTTTCCTGTGTGTGCTCTCTACTCAGCGTCCCGAGAACGTCGGCCCGATGACACGCAAGATTGGCCCCGCGACCTGGATCGTACCTTCCGAGGAGAGAGGGAAGTACCAGGACGCGGGAGCCAGCCAGATCATAACCGACGGTGGAGCGAACGTGGCCCGCGCTCGCAACGTGGCTCTCTATCACGCTCGTCGGCTGCGGCTCCCATGCCTGCAACTCGATGACGACCTGAAGATCATCAAGCTCGCGCACAACGGCAAGGCCGTCCCCATCCACTTCGGCAAGGCGGTCGGGATGATGATGGACTTCCTCCTCGCCACCCCCTTCAAGCTCGCGGCCAGTAACGTCGTCACCAACGTCACCTTCGTCAAGGCTCCTGTCACGATGAACAAGACCATCAACGGCGGAATGCTTCTCGTCCTCCCGACCAAGCTGACATTCGACCCGGAGCAGAAGGTCTCAGAGGACATCGACTACGCGCTGCTCCATCATCAGGTCTATGGCGGCTACCTTCGGATCGACTGCCTCATGACGGACTTTCAGCATCGTCAGGCTGGTGGCGTACAGGTGTACCGTGATTCTGAATGGGATCGTCGCGGCACCGAGATGCTTCAGGAGAAATGGGGCGACAAGATTCGCGCTCGCCACTCCAAAGACAATCCTCATCACGTCATCGTGTCGATACGCGATGCGGCCTGATGGACGAACAGTCTGAGCCACTCGATCTGGGATGGTCGCGTGGCTACGATCAGTGAGAAACGTCTAGCGCGGGTCAAGCGCGCTCTCGCGAACCCCGTCTATTTCGCGGAGATGTACTACCGACCGTACGACCAGAACTGGTCGGAGAACATGGCCCCCTTCGCGCAGGACATGCTCAAGTTCATCCGCACCGCCCGACGCGGCGTGGTCATGCTCCCACCGGAGTTCATGAAGACGACGCTGTGCTCCCAGGTCTACCCGCTGTGGCTGACCTACCGGAGTGCCGTGACGGGCAAGATGCTGCGCGGAATGATGGCCAGCGAGGAGGAGGGGCTGGCCGCCTCCAACCTGTCCGTCGTCGCCTGGCACATTGAGAATAATGAATTCCTGAGCAGGGATTTTGTGGACCCGAAGGGCAAGCCGATGGTCTTCCCGGACCCCACCGAGGAGTGCTGGCGATACGACGCCATCATCGTCAATCGCCCCGGTGCCTCCAAGGACCCGACGTGGCAGGCCAAGGGTCTCGACTCCAAGGGCGTGCAGGGTCGTCGTATTGACGTGCTCATCGCAGACGATCTGGTCACACCCAAGAACTCCATGTCGCCCACCCTCCGTCGCCGTGCTCTCGACTTCTGGGATCTCCAGTTCGAGACACGCCTCGTCGCCTCTGGTCAGGCGGTGGTGTGCGGGAACTTCAACGACATCCGTGATCTGCTCTCGACACTGGCCAATCGTCCCGGCTACACGACGTTCAAGCGTCCCAGCCTGGCCGCCCTCGATAATCCGGCCGAGCCGCCCAAGGAGGCCGACCTCGGCAATCCCGAGAAGTGCGCGCTGACCTGGCCGAGCGTCTGGACGATGGATCGTCTGATGGAGGAGCGTCGCGCCAAGCCGCAGCGCTTCCGGCGTATCCATCTGCTCGACGCCCGCGCTGAGATGGGCGAGCAGTTGAAGGTGGAATGGATGCAGGCCATCCAGCCCGATGAGACACCGCTGAAGTACGCTCGGTATTACATCGGGATCGACCCTGCTCCGGGCAGTGCCCAGGAGGACCCGGACTTCTTCAACATCACGGTCGGGGCCATGCACGGAAGCCAACTCGACGTCGTGGAGATTCGTGATGTGCGTGCCGACATACCTCGTCAGGTCGAGTTGGTCGGCCTGCTGCACGATCGTTACCAACGTCTGGGGCTGGGCGTCGTCGCGATCGGCTGCGCCCGAATCACCCTCGATCGTTACTTCCGTGGCGCGCTCACCATCGCACGTAAGGACCTCACACATAAGATCGTCGAGATCGGAGTTGCGGGTTCTAAGGAAGAGCGCCTGGAGGGACTCGGCCCATTCGCGCAATCCGGATTCCTGCGCGTCTGGGAGTCCATGTGGCTGGGCCTGATGTCGGACGCCACCGACCAGTGGCAGGAGTTGAGTCTGTACGAGCAGTGGCGGGACTTCCCGCAGGCGCGGCACGACGACAAGCTCGATGGTCTGGATGTCATGATCCGCACCGCCCGCGAGTTCGCCAACATCGGCGAGGTGGAGTACGACCTGGAGGTGCTGACCGGTGAAACCTGAGGCTCGTCCCTTCCTGCGTGGCCCGATTTCCAAGAAGAAGACCTTCCTGACGTTCTGCCAAGGCTGCGGCAGTATCCAGGTGATGTGGTCGCCCACCGTGACTGGCGTTCTGGTCTGTCCGTATTGCAACACCCGGCTCTTGGAATCCCGCTCTGCTCCCTACAAGCTGTAGACAGCCGTAAGCTGACATCGTGGACGCACAGGAGCACGTCGCCAAATCCCATGAGATTGTGGTGGCGGGCCTCCACATGTCTGGGAAGAGCACCCAGAAGCCAAATCAGGTCGAGATGCAGACTCCAGAGAAGGCTCTGGAGCCGCCGCTCTCGATGGACGCGCTTGCGAAGCTCTCGCAGATATCGGGGCTGCGCCGCTCCATCATCGAGGCCATCGCGACCAACACTGTCGGCCTCGGCTACACCGTGGATGTCGCAGCGGACCATGAGGAAGAGGTCACCGACGCCCGCGAGCAGGGTCAGACATTGGCCGCGATCCTGGAGGCACTCGCCATGCGCGACGCCCGCATGGATCACCCGAGCTTCACGGCGCTGCTGAAGGCCGTCAAGACCGATGAGGAAGAGGTCGGCTGGGGCTTCATCGAGGTCAGCCGCAATCGCACCACCGGCAAGATCGACGGGCTGTTCCATGTCCCCGGGAAGCTGATGCGTCGCCTGAAGGACCGCTCGGGCTACGTGCTGCTCGATGAGTACGACAAGACCGAGAGCACCGAGTTCTACAACTTCGGCGACAAGAT